TCCTGCCGGGCGAGGTCCAGGTTCTTTTTTGCCAGCTCTGCCTTGGTCTGGTGTTCCTTTACGAGCTGCGCCACCTCCTGCTGCCTTTTCTGCAGTTCCTGATCGCGCTTGAGCTCCTCATTGTCCTGCTGCGTTCTGGCTGGCGCGGCCGGTGGTGCGTAGCTGACGATGCGGGGCACTGCAGGCTTCTCTTTCCTCTGCGCAGGCGCGTCGGTTTTCTTGCTTTGCTCCTGCGGCTGCGGCTGTGGCTGTCCCACCAGCGGCGGATTGATGAACCCACGGCCGCCGCCTGCATTGCGCTGACCCTGTGCCGCCATCAATTCGCGCTGCACCTGCTGCAATTTTTCGACCAGGCGCTGGGCATCGTCATGGGCCGTGCGCACCCACACATTGCGCGATGTGGCTGCCCCCTTGGCCTGCAGCATCTCCAACTCAGCCCTGGCGCGCGGAAGCTCCTTGGCCAGATAGGCTGCCTTTTCCGCATTCGACTGGAAGGCCGTGCTGATGTATTGCAAGCCCACCGCGCGCCCGGCTATGTTGCCCAGGCCGCTGCTGATCTGGCCCAGGAAGCCCGACCCGTTGTCACGCGCGCGCGACATGGACTCCGAAAAGGCGTTCATGTCGTTGGCCGCTGCATTCATGCCAAAGGAGATCATCTGGCTGATGCCGGAATCTCCCACGGCGGACTTGAGCTTGTCCCAGGCGTTGGCCATGCGCTGGGTGCCGGCATCCAGCCTGTCCGCCGCCTTGTCCGTCCCCTCTCCCAGGGAGCTTTGCAGCGCCTGCGAGAAACGGGGCAGAAAGTCCTGCGTCACGACCTCGCCGGTCTGCAGCATCTGGGAGAACCGCTCCTGTGTCACACCCAGGGCCTGAGCGCCGACCAGCGCCGCATCCGGGATATGTCCCAGTTTCTCGCTGAAGTCCGACGCGCCTATCGTCCACTTGCCCATCAGGTCGAGTACGGCTGCCAACGAGGCATTGCCCTGCTCCACGGAAAGGCCCATGGCCGCGTTGGCCGAGGCAATCCCCGTGAAGATGGTCTGCACCTGCGCGCCTTCCAGCGCCGTACCACGCGCCTTGGTGGCGAAGTCGGCGTAGGCCTGGCCGGTGGCATTGAGCTGCAGGCCCAGCCGATCGGCCAGGGCCGTGACATAGGCCAGTTCCTGCGCGCCCTTGCCGCCGGTGGCAAGGTCCAGCCGCGTACGCAGATTCTCTGTCTGGGCACTGGCCGTGTAGAGCGCCTCTCCCACCTTGGCCGCCGAACCCGCCACCTCCAGCAGGGCATTGGCGCGGCCTGCAATCTTGCCCATGGAAGTAGACAGGCTCTCGACATCGACGCTGGCACGCGCCGATACAAGTCCCGTATCCGTTGAGGCACCTGCGAACTGCGACATGCCGGCATACGCCTGCTGCAGCTTGCCGTGGAGTTTGTCGAGCTCCTGGGAGAACTGGGCATTCTGCGCACGCAGCTCGCTCAGGCTGGGCGTCTCGGCGATGCCTATGCTTTTGACCGCTGTACTCATGCTGATCTCTGTTCGGTATGCTTGACCGCTTGTGTTTGTCTTGAAAGGCCGGAGCCGAGGCCCCTATGCCTCAGCCCCGGTTGAGCTGGCGCAGCGCCTGCGCCTCCAGTACCTGCAACTGCGCGAAGACCTCGCCGCGCTGCGCGGCGGGCACCGCGTAGCGGCGCATCACGATCTCGGCCCCGGCGTAGTCCAGCCCGTCCCAGTGCCACTGGCCCCAGGGCGTGGCCGTCCTGCGCCACTGGGTGGAGCAGCCGAGGTACACGCTCCAGGCCATCGCATGCTCCGGCCACAGTTCGTAGTCCTCGGGGTGCTGGCGTTGCAGATCGCCAGGCACCATCCGATCGGGGTCGATCCCCATCTGCGCACACTGGGCGCGCAGCTCGTCGTCTACGAGATAGCGGTCTGCGCCGTCGAGGCCGAGGTGATGCCGGACAGCGCCACGGAGTTTTTTGTGGCGGCATCCCGCTGGTGCACGTTGAGTCCGTCGAACCAGGCCACGGCCATGGCCTGCTCCAGTCCCGGGTAGGCCTCCTCGGCCGCCAGGCGTTCGTCGCGGCTGTAGGGCACGGGTGTTCCTTCGTCGCCCAGCATCCCCTCCCAGCCCACAACCACTTCGTCGAGCAGCTCAGGGATGGTCATGCGCCGTACCTCCTGCGAGCCATCGGGCTGCGTGGCGGGCTTGCCGACGACGATGAGTTCATTGATCTCGTCGCGCCGCGCCTTGCCCAGGCGCTTGAACACGACGGCAAAGTGATGGGCTCCGAACCTGCCCTCATCGACGGGCAGGTACAGCGTTGCGGGAACGGAGATGGTGGGCTTGAGCCCGGAAATCTTGACGGCCATGGTGATCCTTGGATGTGTAGTTGTCAGGCAGGGAGGTGAGGCGTCAGATCTCGATGGACCACTCGTCGTTGCCCGCGTCGGAGGGAATGAACGACAGGGGGATCGTGATCATCTGCACGCCATCGCTGTCGCTGTAGGTCGGCTTGCCGATCTGGGCGCGCGCGCTCTTGAAACTGACGGTGTTGGTGGCGCCGGGGCCGTGCTTGAGCGTGACGGGCACGATGGCGCTGGCACGCGCCAGGCCGATCCAGTCCTTGGTGGCCACGCTGGTGTTCTCGAAGGTGACGCTGCCCGTGGACTTGCGGTCCGTGATTTCCACGGTGTCCACGTTCATCAGGTCGCGCTTGACCACCTGGTTGCCGCACTTGAAGCTGAAGGCGCTGCAGGCCACCGCCAGGCCGTCGAGGGTCAGTTGGGTGTTGGTCTTGTTGACGCCCAGGGGAGCGACGAAGTCGCTGTAGTCCACTGCCGGCAGGGCCTCATCCACGGCGGGGACGAAGGAGCCCGTGAACTCGAACTTCCACTTGGGAATGGCCTTGGCATCGGTGCTGAACTCCACCTCGCCGCGTGCACCATGCATCTTGTAGAGGGTGCCGTCCACGTTGCCGTAGATGGTCACGCTCTGGATGCCGTCGGTCACGGGAGAGAAGACCGTCTTCACGCCAGTCTCGGTGCTGGCGCTGGCGGCGCACGCACGCAACAGGTCGGTCACGCCGGGACGCTCGCCCGCTGCGGCCACACCCGCGAATTCCACGGAGAACGCCACCTTCTGGTATTCGGTGACCAGGGTGCTGCCGCTGGAGCCGAAGAAGGGACGGATGTTGTTGCGCTCGACCACATCGCCCTCGATGGGGGTGAGGGTCACGTCGCTGACCAGCATGGCATTGGCCGCCAGCGGTACGACGGCCGTGCCGACAACAGTTTCAACCAGGGCCAGGAGGGCCATCTTGCGCATGATCTTTGCTGCCATTTGGAAAATCCTTTGAAGAGATGAGGAGAGGTTTCGCGGCCTTTGGCGCCGTTCTCCAGCGCCGCAGACCACAGGGGTTGCGGGAAAGTTGCGGGTATCCGGTCTAGGCCCGGTTCGGTGGTGTGCAGGTCACAGGTAGCTCCAGGTTCTGAGTTGCAGGACAACGGAGTGGCAACGCACTCCCGCGAAATCCACAGGCTCGGCACGCATGACCTGCACGCCATCGGTGCTGTCGTCGCTGCCTGCCAGGGGACCGGGCTGGCACACGCCACCCAGGGTCGGATCGGCTCGCACCAGGGCGCGGAACTGCTCGACCAGGTCGTCCAGCAGCAACTCGCTGGCCTGGGCGTCGGCGATGGCCAGGTAGCCATGCAGCGTCCACTGGTGCACGCTTACCGTGCGGGCCGTGCTGCTGCCGTGCTCGGCCGTGCTGCTTCTGCGCAGCCACCAGCCGCGGACATGGGCCGTGCCTGCTGCAGGCGGCGTATACGTGAACAGGGCGGCCAGCTCGGCATCGCTGGCGGCATGGCGTTCGCGGTCCTGCACAACGCCGATCTGCGGCACCGAGGCCAGGACGGCCACGATGGCGTTGCGATGCTGGGCCAGTGCATTCATGAGCGCAGCACCGGAAAGGCCGCTGCCACGCTCGCCGCAGCCTCGGCCACGATGGGCCGCAGATGGGCGGCAAAGAGCAGGAACAGTTGTGCGATGGCGTACATGGGTCACTCCGTGGGAGACGCAGAAAAAGATGCGTCGTTGCGATGGAGTGACTGTGCCGAGGCAGGCAAAAATGAATAAGGCCTGCATATGCAGGCCCGGTTTCAGCGTCCACAGGCGCGCGCCTTCTCAGGCGCAGCGGATCTGGATGCCAGGCACATGTGCCTTGGCCCGGCACATCCCAACGGCCAGACAAGCGCAAACGTCCTGCCGCTCGGGCAGGCACGGACGCATGAAAGAGGTGGACGAGAAAGGCTGGGAGAAGACGGAAACGCCCAGGCTCGCCTCAGGCCTGCGGCAAAGTCTCTGGAGCGGTGCCGGGCGGCGCGGCCCGGGGGCTAGAGTTCTCCGCCGTGCCAGAGAACCCGGCCGCAGATGCGCAGCCGGTTGGCCGCTTCGCCTTCCAGAACCTGGGGCGGATAGGCGGGGTTGTAGCTGACGATGCGCACACCGCCCGTGCTGAAGTCGCGCTCCAGCAGCTTGACGTAGTTCTCACCCTCCAGCTCGATCACATAGACACCATCCTGGGTCAGCGTATCGACCGAGGTGTTGACCAGCAGGATGTCGCCGTCGTTGATGCGGTCCGCCATGGATCTTCCACGGGCACGCACGATCTTGGCGTTGTGCCTGCCCAGTCCTTTGGACTGCAGCCAGGACGTACGGAAGGCGAAGCGGCCTATCACCTCGTCGGGGCCGTTGACGGCCCCATGCCCAGCGCTGACATGCGCATCGAGCATCTCGATCTGCGTGAACTCGTCTTCGGCCGCGCCACCATGCCGAGCGACAGGCTTAGCCGCGCCCGTGCCGTTGAAATACTCCAGCGGCCGGCCCGCTCGCTGCGAGGCCCGCAGCAGTTGCCGTGCCGGCACTTCGCCGCGCTTGCGCCAGGTCCGCACCGTTTCAGGCTGAACCTCCATGCCCGCCATCCAGTCGGGGCCCAAGGCTTCAGCCATGCGCGCCAGTACCTCATCAACGTTGGATGTAAGCGCATCAGTCACAGGTTTTGCAGGCATGGCGAATCTTGACAGTGGTTCGTTATGGACCAAGAATATGGTTCAAATTGAACCGTTTCCTTTTGAACCAAGAGCGTACAGCCAAAATGCATTCCGAACACCATCCGGCACCCGCCTTCCAGGGCTTTCGGCCTGCTGCCCTGCCTCCCGCCATCGGCATGCACACGCCCGCGTCAGCCGCCTCGCACCCGCACCATGGCACTTGCAGCGATCTGCTTCCACCGCTGCTGCAGGACTTCGAGCGCCTGATCGGGCTGCAGCCCACGATGACCCTGGTGCAACGCTGGGGTGGACTGCGCATCTACATTCCCACACCGGACAAGGTCACAGCCGAGCATCCCTATGCGGCCACCATCGGCGTGCAAGCCTTGCTCCAGCTCGCCCGTGAGTATGGCGGCCTGCCCCACTTCCAGCTGCCCAGGGCGGCGCGTGCACTGCAGGCACTGCGCAACCAGCGCATCGCTGCAGACTACGCCACGGACAAAACGGCACGGCAACTGGCTGCCGAGCATGGGATTACGGAAGGCCAGGTGGGGCGCATCGTTGCGGCGCTGGGCGTGACAGCACCGGCCAGGCGACGGCGCAATCTCGTGGGCTGAGCACAGCCACCGCGACGAAGCAAGGCCCTGGTCGCAAAAAAAGCCACCGGCACAAGCGGGTGGCTTTGCTGCAAAGCGGACCCTGGGGTCCGCTGGGCCATGTTCAGACCATTAAGGCCAGGCTGGCTTCCAGATGCTCGGTCGGCAGGCGGCGGAAACCCGAGCGCGCGTAGCGCTGCAGGCGGCCCAGCGCGAACGATGTCAGCACGCTGGCGGCCACCTGGGCATCGACCGTCGGGGCGGAAGAGCCCAGCGCACCGGCGGCGGGGCGCAGGCACTGGCGCAGCGTGGATTCGATGCGGTCGAAGAACTGGTTCATGCGGGCCTGCAGGCGCTCGTGCTCGAAGACGATGGCATCGCCCACCATGACGCGCACCATGCCGGGGTTGCGCTCGCCAAACTGCAGCACCAGGGAGATCACGCGGCTGGCCTGGCGCATGCCATCCACTGCGGGCCGCTCTTCCTCCGGCACATCCCGCCCGACGATCTGCTGCACCAGCGTGAAGACGGATTGCTCGATGAACTCGATCAGTCCTTCGAACATCTGGGCCTTGCTGGCGAAGTGGCGGTACAGGGCTGCCTCGCTGACGCCCAGATGGGCCGCCAGCGCTGCCGTGGTGATGCGTTCTGCGCCGGGCTTTTCCAGCATGGCCGCAAGCGCCTGCAGGATCTGCTCGCGCCGCTCCCCGGGTTTGGGGCGTTTGCGCGCAGGCGTAGGGGCGGAAGCGGAGGCGGCTTCGTCGGAAACGACATCAGCGCCAGGAGCGGATAAAGGCGACAGAACTTCAGACTCGGACATAAGCAGATCAACTATTTGTAAGTAATTCTCTCACAGCCCTCGGCGGCAACTCCGCACAAAGCTGTCCCCATGAGCGCAACCGTCAGGATCGCTTGCCTGTTACTTGCGCTGCTATTGTTTCCGAGAGCACGGCC